CGGCTACACGATCGACCGGGCTCGCGTGATCGAGGCGGAGAAGAAGGGCGAGATTGAACGCCGTATCGTCGAGCGTTGGACGCCCCTGGAGATCAGCTTCGTCACCGTTCCAGCCGATCCGCAAGCGCAGGTGCGCTCCGCAGATACGACCTCATATCCGGTCGAAATCCTTTCAACCCGCTCGAACAAGGAGGCTTCCATGCCCGAGAGCACCACTGTCGTAGCGGGAGATGACCCCGCAACCATCGAAACCCGGCAGCAGCCGGCACCCGCACCGCAGCAGGAGCAGCGCCAGCAGGCGCCGGCCGAAGTGGCTGAGGCTGCCGTGCGTGCCGAGCGTGAGCGCGTTGGCACCATCACCGAACTGGCGAAGCGTGCAAACGCGGTCGAACTCGGCGCGCAGCACGTTCGTTCCGGCACGGCGGTCGACGCTTTCCGCACCGCGCTGCTCGATCATCTGGTCGCGCAGGAAGCAATGGCCCCCACCGACAGCAACGTCCGTGCTCATGTCGGCACGGAAGCGGCGGACAAGACGCGCTCGGCGAAGATCGAGGCGCTCTCCTACGGTCTCGGTGCGCCGGTCCCACAGGCTGGCCCTAGCGAAGCTGCACGTCAGTTCATGGGGCGCGGCCTCGTCGACCTCGCCGCCGACAGCATCGACTATCGCGGCGGCCGCATGCTCAATGCTCGCCAGATCGACGACATCTTCACGCGATCCTCGATGAGCACGTCGGACTTCCCGATCATCTTCGAGGGCGCCATCAACCGCACGCTCGAACAGCGCTATGCACTGGCGCAACCGACCTTCAAGCGGTTTGCCCGCAAGCGCAACTTCCGCGATTTCCGGCCGGACACCGCCGTCAAGATCGGCGATTTCCCGCTGCTCCAGAAGGTGCTGGAAAGCGGCGAGATCAAGTACGGCAGCTTCGTCGAGGGCAAGGAGCAGGTGCAGGCGTTCAGCTACGCCATCGCTCTCCGCGTCACCCGGCAGATGCTGATCAACGACGATCTTGGCGCCATCCAGGAACTGCTGACCTCATACGGTGCGTCGGTCGCCCTGTTCGAGGAAGTGACCTTCTATGCCGGCGCCTTCAACGGCAAACTGGCGGACGGCAAGGATGTCTATCACGCCGACCATGCCAACCTCGCCTCGGCCGGAACCGTGATCGATGTCGACAATGTCGGCAAGGCGCGCGCCGCAATGTCGAAGCAGAAGAGCACGGCTGGCAACCCGCTGCTGTCCAATTCGCCGAAAATCATGCTGGTCGGTCCCGACAAGCTGACGGAAGCCGAGAAGCTGCTGGCCTCGATCACTCCGGCCACGGTGTCGAACGTCAACATCTTCTCCGGTCGCCTGGAGCCGCTGGAAAGCTCGCAGATTTCAGGCAATGCCTGGCATCTGCTCACCGATCCGGCGGTCGGCTCGAACTATCGCTGGGGCTACCTTGAAGGTTACGAGGCGCCGCGCGTGCGCATGGACGAGCCGTTCGGCCAGCAGGGCTTTGCCATGTCGGTCGAACACGATTTTGGCTGCGGCGCGACTGACTTCCGCTTCGGCTACAAGAACCCCGGCGCCTGATCGGCCGGCCGGCAAACGCTGCGGCGCGGTCGCTCCCTGCCGCAGCCTTTCCATCGTCATCTCAAAGATAGGAGGCCGTCATGGCCAAGAATTTCATTCAGCCTGGTGATACGCTCACTGTGGTGGCACCCGCCGATGTCTCATCCGGTGAGGGCGTTCTTGTCGGCAACATCTTCGGCATCGCGCAGTTCGACGCGAAGAGCGGCGACGAGGTCGAGATCGCGACCAGAGGTGTTTTCGAACACGCAAAGACCAGCGCTCAGGCATGGGCGACGGTCGGCCTCGAAATCTATTGGGACGCCGGCGGCGGCAAGTTCACGACAACGGCCTCGACCAACAAGCTGGTGGGCGTCAACGTCGCGACCGCAGCCAATCCTTCGGCTACCGGCATCGTTCGGCTAAATGGTGTGTTCGGTTCGCCGTCGATCGCGCAGATGACTGCCGGCGACGCCTGATGGTCAACTGGCGCGCCCTGGAAGCCGCGGTCGATCGAAAGATCGGCCGCTCTTTCGGGGAATCGGTCTACCTGAAGTTCAATCGGAACGGTGTGACCGATCCGGAGCGCCAGGCCGTGACGATCAACGCCGTCCTGCATGTCGGCGGCGACGATTCGATCCCTCTTGGCTCATCAGTAGACAGATTTCGGACCCGCCTATCGGCCGGCAAGGCGGAACTGTTTGTCGACCGCTCGACCTATGTCGGGCCGGTTCCGGCCTTGAAAGACGAGGTTCGGGCAATGGATCGTGTCGGCAAGCCATGGTTTGAGGTCCTGAGCATCAGCGACCGCTATTCGAACCTGCTCGTGCTTTCGCTCGGGGAGACGGTCTGATGCTCGCGCGCATAGCACTCCGTATGGCGACAATCGCGGCGCTGAAAGGCAAGACGCTGGTCGACGACAACGTTCTCGACAGCGAGATCACGGCGTTGGACGCCGACGCCGATGGCAATCTGACGACCGACCAGCAAAAGCCGTTCATCACCGTCTACACGCATACGGCCGTCAGCGAGGAAGGCAGCGACCGCGCCCTGCACAGGTCCGGCCGAACGGAACTGGTGATCGAGATAGCTGTCGCCGCGACCATGGTCTATCGCAACGAGGCCGGCGACAAGGAAGTCGCCGCCGGTATCCCCGCTACGGATTCGGCCTTCGAGTTCTTCCTCGATGCGACGGGCCGACAGGTCGTCAACGCCCTGACCGATCCGCGCGATGCCTGGGCGGAAATCTGGCGCGGCCTGTCTTCGTCGGTCGAGAAGATCGAGCGCAAGCGAACATCGGATGCGACGGGCACGCGCATTGCCGCACATCAGATCGTCATCACGCTCAACCTTCTGCCGGACCCCGTGTTCGGCGAGCCGGTGGCGTCGACGAGCATATGGGCGAAGTTTTTCGCCAAGGCCGCCGAGAGCGAAAATGAGGTGGACGCGGCACGGCTGGTTATTCTCGAATCGCTGATCGGCGATCCTGCCGGCGTGCTGATGAGCGAGGCGCAGCGGCGCCGCTTCGGCATGACGCTGGACGAGGCGCGGGCGCTGCTTGATATCGCCGTGCAGCCGGCCGAGGCGACGGAGCCGGACATCGAGACCGTGACGGTCGAGCGGACGGAAGGACCGGCGCCGTGATCGATTTCGTCAATCGACTCGTCGAGCTTGAGCGCAAGGTCGCCGAGCTCGACCGCCGCGCTCGCAACAGGAAGCGCACCGGTACGATCACCGAGGTCGACAACTCCAAGGGTCTGGCGCGCGTCAAGATCGCCGATGGCGAGCAGGGGCCGTACCTGTCGCCGTGGGTGCCGTGGAAGGAGGTATCGGCCGGCGGCACGTCCTCGCATATCCCCCCGACTGTCGGCCAGCAGGTCGACATTGTTTCGGAGAGCGGCGACCTGACGGATGGCGTCATAGATTTCTCGACGCATTCGAACGCCAACCCGCGTCCGCATGACGGTCCCGAGGCCGTCATCGTCCACGGCGGCACACGCATGACGCTCGGCGACGGGACGGTCGAGATCGTCGCGGATGTCACGATCAAGGGCGCGCTGACGATTGAAGGGCCGAGCGTCACCCACAACGGCAAGAACATCGGCGACACGCATGTTCACGGCGGAATCGTTCCCGGCGGCGCCGACACGTCAACCCCACATTGATAGGAGAACCACCATGAAGGTCATCGTCAACGTCTCCGGCTTCTATGGCGGCACCTGGTATGACGAAAAGCGGGAGCCGCAGGTGATGCCAGATGCGATCGCCCGAGCCTTCCTGCCGCCGCATGGTCATCAGCTTTCCTTGCCGGTGCCCATCGCGCAGGCGCCAGCGGAGGAACACAAGCTTGCAGCGAGGAAAAGGGCTGGCTGACATGGCCGATAGTACCGGCATCAACGCAACGACCGGCGCAGTTCTGACCGATTTCGATCACGTCCGGCAGTCAATCGGCAAGATACTGCGTACGCGGATCGGTAGCAGAGTCATGCGCCGCGAATTCGGGTCGGAACTATTCGACCTGATCGATCGTCCGATGACGGACCGCATCATCCTGGCGATCTACGCTGCGGTTGTTATGGCGATCGCGCGATGGGAGCCGCGCTTCGCGGTCACCAATCTGTTCGTACATCGCCTTGATGAAACCGGCGTCGTCGAGTTGCAACTTGCCGGCATCTATTACCCGCGCGGTCATTTGGGTGACTTCACGCCGTCTAAAGACGGTATCGTCTTCTCCGAGCAGTTTCAGAGGGCGGCATGACAATTTTCTCTGCCGAGACGCTCGACCTGTCGCGCCTGCCGGCCTTCGCGCTGGTAAACGCGGATTACGAGGCCATCCTTGCCGCGCACAAGGCTGGGTTTAGGGCTCGATGGGAGGATGAGCGGCGGCACAATCCAAACCTGCCGGCCTATGATCTCGGGAGTCTTGAAACCGACCCCGCCGTTCTCCTGATGGAGGAAAACAGCTATCGCAGGTTGCTTGATCTTCAGGCGCTCAACGATGCCGGCCTGCGGCTCACTCTGGCTTACGCTGACGGCGTATCTCTCGCGCATCTTACCGCCACCTATCATCGCACCGAGCGCGCGGTCCTGGTTGCGGCGACCGATACGACCCCGGCCGTCTACGAGAGCGACGATAGCCTGCGCGCCCGTGCGCAATTGGCGCCGGAAGCGCTCGCCGACCTGGCCTTGTCCCCCGGCGGCTACATCTACAAGGTCCGCACTGCGTTTGCTGGCAGCATCAAGGATGTCCGGCCGATCCGTCGCGGCGGCGGCGCGATCGAACTGCGCGTTCTCGGTCGCACCGGCGACGGCACCGTCGAGGATGCCACGCTCGCCGATATCATCCGCGCCTTCCAGCCGGAGGGTATGACGCAGTCGACCGACGTGCTGACGGTGTTTGGGGCGGAGATAGAGCACTTTGCTCCTTCTCTTACGCTGATGATCCCGCGCGGTCCCGATCCGAACGCGGTCACGACGGCGGCGCAAGCCAATCTCGCGGCCTACACGGCAGGTGTCCATCGCATCGGCGCGTCCATCTTTGCCGAGGCGCTGACCAGCGCCGCCCACGTCGGCCCGGTAATCGCCGTCAGGCTCGACAGTCCGTCCGTCGACGGCGAGGGCCGCGTATTCGCCGGGCGGCCGGAAGCCGCACCTTTCATCGACAGCATAACGCTCGCCACCGAGATCATCTAAATGACCGATGCGATCAGCTTGCAGCCCTCTTCGGCAGAGCCGTCTGAGCGTGCCCTGTCGCTGGCCTACGCCGATCTTGGCCGCCTGCCGTTCGGTGTGCTGTCCACCCTTTGGGATCCGTGGACGTGCCCGGCCGCCGTGCTTCCGGCGCTCGCCTGGGCGTGGTCGGTGGACTACTGGCGCGACTGGTGGCCGGAAGATCGCAAGCGCCAGGTCGTCGCCGAAAGCCGTGCCTTCCATATGGCCAAGGGCACCATCGTCGCCGACCGCATGGCCTGCGGCTACGCCGACGCCGAGCTGATCTCGTATCACCTGCCGCGCGACGGCTTCACCGTCGGCGCCGTGCCGTCGCCGGCGGCCTATCAGGCATGGGTCAATGGCCTGCCGGAGATCCGCGTCTATCCGCTGCCGCCCCGCCCGGCCGGTGCCGTGAAGCCGCTCGGCGGCGCGCTCGGCCGCGATCCCGTTTTCGGGTCGGATCATCTTGCCCGCGCCCGCCGCGCCGAACTTCGCAAGGGCGACCAGGTGCTGCCGCTCGTCGTGTCCGGGGAGACCTTCGGGCCGGACGGTATGGCGCTGGACGAGATCGAGCGCGTCTCGGTACCGCAGCCGCCCCGGCCAACGCTTCGGGTCGGCCTCGGTCCGCTCGGCTCGCCGCTCGGCGGCCGGCCGGACACGCGCCGCGTCTTCGATTTCGACTGGCGGCCGTCGTCGGCCGATCCGTTCGACCTGAAGCCGGGCGTTCCCTCGCTGGTGCCGGCCGAGGCCGCGCCGCGCAAGGTGCCGATCGCGCGGGCGCCGCGGACATGGCGTGTTGCGGTCGGCCGCTCCGCGCTCACCGGCGCGGTCGGAGCGGCGCCGGCGCGCGCGAATTATTACCTCGCGCTGCGCGTCGCCGACGGCACCGGCCCGTCCGGTGACAGGCCACGCGGCGGCGTGGTCGGCCGCGACCGGCTGCCCAGGGCGCGCTATTCGAAAGAGCTCTCGGTGCTGGTGGCGCGCCCAATGCGCCGCGGCTGGCCGCTCTCGGGCGCGCGGCTGCTGCCCGACCCGAAACCGAAGATGAACGACGTGCTCAACTCCATCGCCTCGGCGCAGGCTCTGCGCGACGAGGTCAGCGTCGACTTCAACGTCATCAACCCGCTCACCGTGACGGACTTCGACGCCGTCACCGAAACCACGCGCGTCGGCGCAACCAGAATGATCACCAGGAGGTAGATCCATGCATCGCAAAGTCACCATCGGCGAAGGCGAACACTTCCGCGTCGACGACGTCTCCAACCTCGCCGCCTTCCCGCAGGAGGGCGACGAGCTGCTGACGCAGGACTGGCTGGGCACGCTGCGCTATCGCGGGCTGACGGTGACGAAGGACGGCGCCAACGCCGTCGTGGTGGCGCCGGGCTCGGCCTACGTCGCCTTCCGCCAGTTCGCGCTCGCCGATCCGGTCTCCGTCTCGCTGGTCGACGAAAAGCCGCTGATCGCCGGCCAGAAGCGCGTCGTGGTGCTCGCTGCCCAGGGCGCCGGCGACCGGCCCGCGGCCGCAGTGCCGCGCGACAAGACCGTCGACGTGCCGGACGGCAATGGCGGCTCGGTCAGCCAGGACATCGTGGCCACAGTCGCGCCCTATGTCGCCAACATCATCCAGGTGGCCAAGATCGCGGGCGGCCTGTCGACGCAGGAGGTCGAGCCCGTGGTGCCGGCCGACGTCGTGCCGTTCTGCCGCATCGTGCTCGACACCTCCGGCATCGTCGGCGACGTGCAGATGAACGCCGACACCCGCATCAAGTCGGTCAACGATCTCGACGCCATCATCCGCACGCAAGGGCTGGTGATCGACCAGGTGCTCGGCCAGGTCTCCGCCATCCAGACGACGCTGGTCGCCGTGCAGGCCGCGCTCAACTCCTCCGTCAGCTTCGCCACGCTCGACGCCGTCATCTACGACGTCGCCACCATCAAGGACCAGCTGGCGATCGGCGACACCGGCGCGCCCTACGCGCTCGACCGCTTCGCCAACGCCGACGAGGTCAACACGGAGCATGTCGATTTCAAGGGCCGCGTCGACGAGGGCTTCCAGGCGCCTTACGCGGCCGCCGACGAGGTGGCGCTTTCGCTGTTTTCGCCCAACGACATCCGGCTCATGCACCAGGACAAGGGCGTGCTCTTCCCCGCCTACGATCCGGTGGTCGGCTACAAGGTGGAGACCACCGGCGCCAACGCGCCGCTCGGCGGCTCCGTCACGCAGACGATGACGCTGACCAAGGTCACGACGACCCATACCCGTGTCCGCTACGGCGGCTACTTCAACTACATGGTCCCGGTGATCGTCAACCGGCTGCGCGCCGACGCCGACATCGTCTACCGCATCTTCGGCCGGCCGAGCCTCGCCTGGGCTTACCCTTACGGCTACTACATCGACCGCTACCGCGGCTGGAAACGCTATTTCCGCCGCCGCGTCATCGTCGACACGGTCACCGAGACCTATGATGTCTGGCAAAAGTCGAGCGTCGTCATCCAGGGCGTCATCAAGGCGCAGACATGGCAGCAGGGTCAGGAGCGGTTTATCCCGGCCATCCGGCTCGGCCTGCTCTCCTGGGACAGCGGCGCCGAGGTCACGGTGGCGATCTGCAAGACGCGCGCCGACGGCTCGCCCGATCCCGACCAGGTGATCGACAAGGCGACCGTCGCGGCGGCCGCCTTCAAGAAGTACGTGAAGGGCAACGCCGACACGATGACGCGCTTCGCCTTCCCGACGCCGGTCTTCGCCGAGCGCGGCACGCTCGGCATGATCATCTCCACCTCGGGCAACGTCACCGCCGCCATGGCATCCGGCGACCAGTTCCTCGGCGGCAACTACTTCGAATCGACCGACGGCATCTTCTTCGTCGGCTCCATCACCCAGGACCTGGCGCACGCCGTCGAATACTGCCAGTTCCGGGCCACCGCCATGGACATCCGCCTCAACAACCTGTCGCTGTCGGGCGGTGTCGAGGGCATGGACGTCTCGTGCCCCGGCGTCTTCCCCGACACGACGTCGGCGCTGTTGCAGGCCTTCGCCGGCGGCGAATGGAAGACGATGGCGCAGCTGCCGCCGGACGAATCGGCGACCGATACCGACACCGACGAGATTCTCGGCACCGGCACGGGCGCGACCTACGACTTCCGCGCCTACCTGACGGGCACCGAATGGGTCATGCCGGTGCTAGACCTTGGCAGGTCGGAGCGCTCGGCCTTCCGCGCCGACGACGACTGGCACTACGTCTCGGTGGCGCGCGAGGTGCCGTCGGGAACGACGTGGGCCAAGGTGGTCGCGACCGCGCGGCTGGCGAAGTACGACGCCGACCGTCACACGCTGACGGCGACACTGAAGCATGGCGCCGCCCTTGGCAGCACCAAGGCGGCGGACGGCGATCCCGCCATCGCGCCGGTGCCCGGCAACGACGCGGTCGACGCGACCTGGACGTTCACCGTCGATCCGTCCGGCGACAAGTACGAGCTGCACATCACCGGCGCGACGGACAACATCGCCGTGCCGCTGTCGATGACGCAGGTCTTCTCGAAGGTAGAGGCATAAGCCAGATGGCCGAAAACCCTTCCGATCTGCTTGCGGACGGCTCGCAGCCGCTGCTGGCGCAGCTGCGCCGCGCGCTGTCGCAGCTGCACGAGCGGCAGGCGACCGTCGAGACGGCGGTTACGGCGCTGCAACTCGGCCAGTCGCAGGCGGTGGACGCCATCGTCGGCCAGATCACGCAGAACTTCACCGACGTGCTGACGAAGGCGCACGATCTTGCTGCCGCGATCGAGAACGGCGACTTCATCACGGCGAACGTGGTCGGCGCCGTCTCCTTCGCCAGCGGAGCGACGCTGACGCTGACGCTCGCCGAAAGCACGGTGTTCCCGTTCCATCCGACGTCGGTGCTCATGCTGCGGCGCACGTCGACGGCCAGCGACTACGCCTTCGCGCGCGCCGTCAGCTGGGTGCCGGAGACGCGGCAACTGACCTGCACGGTGTTTCTGGCGGAGGGCGCGGCCGGACCGCACGACGATGTTGTCGTCGAGATCGCCGCGCTGTCGACGCTGGCCATGTCCGACATGGTGGATCAGGCGGCGGACGCGAAGGATACGGCCGTATCGGCGAAGGCCGATGCAGTTGAGGCGGCCGGAGTGGCCGGTGCCGCCGTCACGGTCTCGCTCGGCGCGCGCGACAAGGCCAGCCAGTGGGCCGAAAACCCCGAAGACGAGGAAGTCGAGGCGGGCAAGTACTCGGCGAAGCATCATGCGCTGAAAGCCTCCGCATCGGCGTTGGCGGCGGCCGTCTTCGACCCGGCCAACTTCATCGCCAAGGCAGGCGATCTCATGACCGGCGTTCTGGATTTCTCGACCCGGGGCCAGACGACGGCCCGAATTCGTAACCGGGACAGCAGCAACGCCTTCGAGTGGGGCCACGCGGACCAGTCAGGCTTCCAGTGCGTCCTCGGGCACGAAAACGGCAGCGGATGGCCCTTCGTCGCATTTTATGCAGAGGCGGGCACTGACGACAACACCTACCGTTCGCGAGGCCGCAAACCCCGCATTATCCGCGCGGACCTCACTGGCAATCTTCAGTTCGGCACCCTAACCAACAACAACGCCGACAACCAGTCCATGACGGTGACCGCCTATCTCGACGCGAGCGGCAACTGGACGGCCACCGGCTATGTCGCAGCTACCGACTACAAGATCGGCGGAGTGTCGATATTTGCCAAGGCGAACCAGTGGACCAAGCCGCAGCGTGTCGCGCCCGTCGCTCTTACCAGCGGCACTACCATCACCATGAACCTTGCGGACGGCAACGACCGCACCCTGACGCTCGCTCACAACGCCACGATCTCCAACCCAGCGGATATTGCCACCTATGTCGGCCAGAAGGGCTCCATCGCCGGGGTGCAGGACGGGACGGGCGGGCGGACCCTTGCAATGGGCAACCTGTGGTTCCCGGTTGGATCGTCCACCATGCCGGCCATACCGAGCGGGGCGAACGCCAAGTGGCGCATCGATTACCACGTCGTGTCGTCCACCCGCATTGACTTCTCTGTCGCATCGGTCGGCGTCTGATGTGGACCACTTCAATGATGATGGGGCGAAATAAGAAACCGCCTTTCAACTATTCCGGCACCTTCGCCAGCGATGCCGATGGTTGGACGGTCGGTTCAAACACGGCACGGTCAACGAACAATCCGCGCACGAGCCCCGGGGCGCTTTATATGGGCGGATTGAACACCACGAACAATTCTGCCGAATACACGCTCGACAAGAGCGTGTGCGGCGGCCTGACGATCACGCCGTCTATCTGGCATCGCGGCGCCAGCTCCGGCATCTCTGTGACGAGAACTCTCTCCTACAAGATCGGGGCAGGTAGTTACGTCACGCTCGCCACGGTGACGGATACGAGTGCCGCCTACGCTGAACTGACCGGCTCCTTCGACAACCCTGGCAATGACGACGTGACCATTCGAATAGAAGCCAGCTACCAATCCTATTGGGACGACTGGGAAATCTCTGGAGTTTAATTATGCTATATCTTGAAAAAGAAACTAATAGATTTGAATTATGGGATGGGGAGCTTATCAATGGTATTCGTTATCCATTAACTATCGAAACGGCATGGTCGGATGAGGAACTGGCGGATATCGGGCTCTATGAGCCTGCCGAAGCCGATCCCGTCCCAGACGGCAAGGTGATCGTCTCCACCTCCGTGCAGCGCGTCGAAGGCGTGGTGAAGTTCGTCAATGTGACGGACGACGTCCCGCTCGAAGACCTCCGCGCCGCCAAGATCGAAGCCGTCGAGGCGAAGATGGACGCGATCTTCGCGGCAGGTGCTCCCGTCACCGTCGGCGTGGACACGCTGCATGTAGCCCTGACCGACGGTAGCCGTGCCGATCTCACAGCCATGGCGACGACGGCCGTGGCCGCCTCCACCGGCGCGGTGCCGTGGCCGGAGAGCTACCAGACCGGCTGGATCGCCATGGAGAACGTCCGCATCGCGCTCGCGACCCCGGCCGACGGTCTCGGCCTCGCGGCGGGCGTCGGCGATTACTATGCGCAGGTCCGGCAGAACGGCCGCGACCTGAAGGATGCCGCCCTGGCGGCGGAAGATCAGGCAGCGCTCGATGCGGTGGATGTGGAAAGCGGGTGGCCGGGATGATCCGGGGAATGAAAGTGCCCGACCGCTCCATCGGGGGACGGTTCGCGGTCGGGCGTGGGTTTGCCGGAGGGTTGGCATCGCCGGCCCTTCACCATAGGCCGAAACCGGGCGGGCCGACAATCTCGAAAACGCTGACCTGACGCCCCCATGATCTGACCTTCGCCGCGCTTTGCCATTGTCGCGGCCAACTCCCGGTGAGAGCCGGGCTTTTTATTCGAACTTCAACCGGCCGCAGGGCCATTATCAAAGGAGAGCCACATGGCTTCTGTGTCCTTTCACCACGGCTCGCGCGTGTTTCAGTCGGCCGAAACTCCCGTTCTCGTCCGCACTGCGCAGACGGCCGTCATTGGCCTGATAGGCACAGCGCCCGACGCCGATGCGGTCAAATTCCCGCTCAACAAGCCTGTGCAGATTTTGCGGCCCGCCGAAGCCGCCGGCCTCGGTGTCGCGGGCACGCTGTCCGACGCCATCGAAAGCATCTTCGATCAGGTCGGGTGCCCGATCGTCATGGTGCGTGTTGCCGAGGGCGAGTCCTCGGCAGAGACTTGGGCGAACCTGATCGGCAGCCAGGTCGCGTTCACCGGCGTCCATGCCTTTCGCCGTGCCCGCTCGGACGGCCTTTACAAACCCAAGCTTCTGATTGCGCCAGGCTTCACGCAGACGGCGCCGGCGGATGGCGTCGCCTCGATCTCCGTCACGAACGGCGGTTCCGGCTACGATCAGGATACGGTGACGGTGACGATTACCGGCGGCACTGGCGCCGAGGCGAAGGCCACGGTTGTGGACGGCGTGATTGCGTCGATCACGGTCGGCGATGGCGGCAGCGACTATGTGAGCGGCACCACGACGGTCAGCATTTCCGGAGGTGCCGGCAGTGGAGCCTCGGCGACCGCGACTGTGGTTGACGGTGCCGTCACGGCGATCACCGTGACCGAAGGCGGTTCGGGCTACACCGACCCGGTGGTGACGATCGGTGGCGCCGGTAACGGCGCAACCGCGACCGCGACGCTCGCGAATGGCGTCATCGATTCCGTGACCGTGACCAAACCCGGCTACGGCTTCACCGGCACCGTGACCGTTGCCATCGGCGGCGGCAGCGGGTCCAGCGCGACGGCCACCGGCACCAAGGGCAGCGTCATCAACCCTGTCGTCGCCGAATTGATGGGGGTGGCCGAGGCACTCAAGGCCATCGCCTATGTCGACGGGCCGGACACGACGGATCAGGCGGCGGTGCAATATCGCGGCTACATCAATTCCGGCCGCGTCTTCGTCTGCGATCCGAAGGTGCTCAAGTATGACACCACGGCGCTCGACAATGTGCCGAAACCGTCGTCGCCGATTTGGGCCGCGCGCCAGGCCAAAATGGACCTTGAGCAAGGCTTTTGGTGGGCCGGCTCCAACGTCGAGATCGCCGGCATCACCGGCGTCAACCGGCCGATCGAGTATGGCGCACAGTCGAACTACCTCAACGAGAACCGCGTCAACACGATCGTCAATATCGACAACACCGGCTATCGCCTGTGGGGTGTCTGGACCTGTGACAGCGATCTTCTCTGGCAGTTCGTCAGCGTTCGCCGGACTGCCGACGCGATCAATGAGGCGCTGGAAGCAGCCTATCTCGAATTCGTCGACCGGCCGTTCACCAAGGCGAATCTCAAGTTCATGATCGAGGCGGGCCGCGCCTTCCTCCGCACCATGGAGCTTGAGGGTGCGATCCTGCCCGGCTCTGACGTGTGGCTGCTGGACAGCAACACCGACACCGAACTTGCGCAGGGCATCGTCAAGCTCGGCGTCAAGTTCGAACCGCCGGCTCCGATGGTCGACATCAGGATCACCAGCTACCGCAACATCGCTTCCTACACGCTCCTGCTCAACCAGGTCGCGCAGGAGATAAGCGGCGGCACCCTGGCCGCCTGACGCGGCACGCACTTCCCAGGCGCCGGCACCATGTCGGCGCCGCCCTTCGCCCTCAAATCTGAAAGGTGGCTCCCATGCCGAGCAATTCCGATATGCCGAGGTATATCCTCCGCAACTGCACCATCTTCGCCGATCGCGTCTCCAAGATCGGCCAGGCCAGCGAGATCACGCTGCCGGTTCCGACCGAGAAGGTCGAGGAAATGCGCAACGCCGGCATGGTCATGCCGATCGATATCCCGATGGGGTACGAGAAGCCGGAATCGTCGTTCAAGCTGACCGGCTTCGATCCGCAGGTCATTCGCCTGTTCGGCCTCGCTGTCGGCCAGGAGCGCGAGTTCATGGCGACCGGCGCGCTCGCCCATGAAGACGGCACCATCATCAACGCGACCGCCTATATTCGCGGGCGGCTCATCAAGAACGACCACGGCTCATGGAAGCCGGGCGAGGCTGGCGAGAACGATTTCTCGATCACGCTGCGCTACTACCGCCTCGAAGTCGACGGCCAGACGCTGATCGAAATGGACCCGTTCAACGTGTCGATCGGCGGCGTCTCGCAGACGAGCAGCATTCGCGCTGCGCTGCTGGCGTAACGGAGGGGAGCGCTTGTGACAACTAAACTGCTATTTGGGTTGACCAAAGAGACTTACGCAATCCTGGATCGACTACTAGAGCCGATCCGGACTGCGAGTGAGGTGCGTGCGCGAATGATGGTTTCGGTTGCCGCACTTGAAGCCCTCGGCGCCACCGGTCGCGCCGTCGCGGCGCTGCGCCAGCATACCGTGCTGCCCGCCGTCGCCGCCTATGAGTCGGTGCAGCGTTCCACCGCCACCGCCCGCGCGCTTGCCGAGTTCTCGGCCGAGATCGGCCGTATCCCCGATACGATCATCCGAAAGGCACTGCCATGAGCACCAAGACGATCAAGCTCGCAAAACCGATCAGCCACGACAGCAAAACGTGGAACGAGGTCACAGTGCGGCCCGCTACGCTGGGTGACATGCTGGCGGCCGATCTCGTCCAGGGCGAACAGACGAAACAGGCGGCCATCTACGCATCCGTTTGCGAGGTTCCGTTTCCGGCGTTTCGACAGCTTGCCGCGCCGGATTACATCAAGATCGCAACGGCGGCGGACGAGCTTGCGGGAAACCCTACGTCCGCGCCGGCGCTGGAAGCGACTGGCGCGGCGTCGGTGGGTTGATCGCCCATGTCCTTCACACGCCGATCCCCGATGTTGAGCGCCTTCCAGTCGAGCAGGCGCTCGCGTGGCACCGGACGGCGGTCGAAATCCTGAAAGCGACGAGGCGCTGACCATGGCCGTCCTGCAATCTTCCCTCAAGATCAGCGTCATCGACGCGGCTACAAGCCGGCTTCGTGCCATCGGCAGCGCAATCGGCGCGCTGCATCGGCGCGGCAATTCCGCCACGATGATGCCCATGGCCGGCGCAGTTGGGCGCCTCGCTGCTTTCGCCGGTGCCTATGTCGGCGTAACCGGCGGCATTCAGGGTACGGTTGGCGCGGCACGCGACATGCAGGCGCAACTTACCGAGATCGGGATCAAGGCCGACCTCTCGAAGGGCCAGCTTGCCCAACTGCGCAGTCAGATGCGCTCGCTTTCCGGCGACACCAATCAGACGACGACCGAACTGCTCGGCGGTGTCGATGCGATGGTGACACTCGGCCTCGACGCCGATCGCGCCGCCGCCGCAATACCGGCGATCGGTAAGGCTGCGACCGCCACCATGTCGTCTGTCACAGACCTGTCGGCCGCGTCTGTCGCCGCAATGCAGAACATGAAGGTGGCGCCCGGCGAGATCGGAAAGATGCTCGACGCGATGGCCGAGGCCGGCAATCAGGGCGCCTTTGAAATGCGCGACATGGCCCGCGAATTTCCGGCTCTCACTGCGTCCGCCAAGTCGCTCGGCATAGAAGGGGTGCAGGGCGTCACCGACATTGCGTCTGCCTTGCAGATCGCTCGTCGCGGCGCTGGCGACGCCGGCACCGCCGCCAACAACATGGCGAACTTTCTTCAAAAGATCATGGCGCCGGCCACGATCAAGAACTTCAAAAAGTTCGGCGTCGACGTGACGAAGGAACTCAAAAAGGCGCACAAGCAGGGCATCAGCCCTATTGAGCACTTCATCAAGCTTGTCGATGAAAAGACCGATGGCGGCCGGGCCGACCTGCTCGGCCAGCTATTCGGCGATAAGCAGGTGCTGGAATTCGTGCGACCCATGATCGCCGATTTCAAGGACTATCTCAAAATTCGGGGTGACGCCGAGCGTGCAAGCGGCACTGTCGCCGCTGCCTATGCGCAGCGCATGAAAGACGCGAACCAGCAGGTCAAAAGCTTTCACATTCAGATATCGAACCTTGGCGAGGCGCTGGGTGAGACGGCGCTCAAGCCGCTCGGCGACTTCGCCGGCAGTCTGGCCCATATTCTGAAAACGCTCGGCTCCCGCGTCGGCGTGTTCGACAAGCTCAAGTCCGCCATGGAAGGATTTACCGGCGGTCTCGGTCTCGATATGCCGGAAGGTGGGCTGTCCGGCTGGCTTGAGCGCAACGTTTTCGGCGAGGAATTCAAAGGCTCGTCCCGCGACGTAGACGAGCGCGTCACCGGGCTTGCCCGCCTTTCCAACAAGTTCCGCGAGATCGGCAAGAATGTCCGCCAGTTCGCCGAGGATGTCGCCGGCAACCCTATTGCAAAGTTCCTTGCCGGGCTGGTCGGCACAGGCTTCAAGCTGATGCTCGCCTCGGCCGGCATCAGCATCCTGGCTGGCGCGCTATGGAAGCTCGGCCGTGCCGCTGCATTCCTGTCAGGCCTCACGGCTGTCGCAGGCATCGTGAAAGGATTGGCGAAGGTTGGGGGCCTTCTCGTCGGAGGTGGCTCTATCGCCGCCGCCGCCAGTAAGGGCGGCGGTGCGAGTGTTCTCGGCGCCGGTGCGAAGAAGGGTGGTGGTTGGCTGGCCCGATGGCTCGGTGGCAGGGGTGTCGCCGATCTGGTCGGTAGCGGCCGTGCGTCGTCTGGCCTGTCAGCCTTCGAGAAGCTCGGCGCTGCCACCGGCGTCGCCGGCCGCCTGGCTGGCCGCCTTCTCGGCCTGCCTGCCATTGCCGGCGAAATCACCACGCGGGCGCTGCTCGCCACGCCTCCGACCGATCCTCGTCT